AGTTCCCTTCCCACATCATTGAAGTCAGAGAGACTGGGAACGGTGAGTCACTAAAGACTCTAAGTAAAAAGTTTTCTGTACGTTGGTGTACAGGTATAGTATATACTGCTTGATCTATGAATGGAACATCACTAGCTAGGTATTGGTTAGCTTCTTGTACTGGTTGTATATCATACCAGTTATCTTCATAGATTGTTATTTGAACTGGTAAGGTTTTGATAGTTACTTTAGCGTTTCCACCACCACCTGATATGGTGATGACCTCCTCTGGTTTATATCCAGATCCTTTTTCAGCTACAGTAACTCCAGTGACTGCACCTCCAGACGTGGTTAGATTTAATGTTAAACCTGTACCACTACCACCTGTAGTAGCTACTCCATTAGCGTTTGAATAGCCTGTACCATTACCAGAGGCAATGTTGTGGAATGTCATTGTAGCAGGTGCTGAACCCATAGTTACTTTAATAGGAACTTCAACAGCTGCACTATTAATAGTTACACTACCGGGAGCTTCTATTGTAAAATCAGATGTGTTGGTACCGTCTAGTTTTATTTTAATATCATCTTTATCATCCACTTCAAATGGTAAGGTAAATACTGTAGTACTACCATCACCTTCAAAGTCTTTATACTTACCACGTAAGCCGTTGGCACTCATTTTAAATCCAACAGTACTAGATCTACCTACTGATAGTTTCATCCTAGCTATAGTCAGTTTAGATGTATAATCTGATATACCTTTATCTAATTGGAAATATGTTCTAGGTAGTGTTATATCATAATCAAATGTATAACCTACAATAACTTTAGTTTTAACATCGTTAGCGGATAAATCTATATTCTCTGCTAAGAAATAAGGTCCATTACCATCTGATCCTCTGGTTGGTGTAATCACTAGACCAGTAGGTACATCAGTAGTAAAGTTAGCTGCAGCATCACCAGCAATAGTGATGATAGGTATAGCTGAAGTTATATCTGTATAAGGTATATAGCATTTACTGTCGCCTGTTGCAGTATCATATGTAACAGTATGAGTACCACCAGCATTACCAGCTTTACTATATAAATCCATATAAGGATTGATTTTTATACCATCTGTAGTAGTGATAACCTCATCTTCAGCAGTAGCACTAAGGTTAGCACTCATTAGAACATATCTAAATGTATTTGTAGCAGTTGTTACTTTGACTATAGTATATACAACATCAGAATCAACAACAAAATGATGTACATTACCCGGTAGTTTCCAACTAAACCAAGCCTGTAATACATTCTGATTGCCTTCAGTATGTGTTCTATAGAAATATACAGTGTCTAAAGTAGATCCATATAAAGCTATAAATGAGTTCTGAGGACTAGCAATTAATGTATCTATAGTCTGTGGTATATACTCATCTACAACCTTACCTAAATTAGTTACCTCTGGTATCTGACCTTCTCCTCTGGGAGTCATACCAAACACTCTAGCATAAGCTGGTGTCTTACTTACAAAGTTAATATTAGTACCCACATCAACAGGGTCTATATTCTTATCCATTGCAAAGTTAGACAACCCACGTATTAGAGCTGTTATGGGTGATAGGTTACCATCAGCAGAGTACATAATAAACTGCTGGTTTTCAGAGAATAGTATCAAACCAGATGCTACTGGTATAACACCATGTAGAACTGCAGGTCTGATGCTAGAACAATTCAAATCAACAGGGTCTGATGCACTAACTGTCTGAGCTGTAATACTATATAGATTATAGAATTCTCCTGATTGACTTAAGATAACGTTATCTTCAGATAGAAAACCAAGTCTATTATTATAGAAAAAGGTTTGTTCTATAGTCTTACCGTTAAATGATGGATGAGAATTAGTTGTATCATCTCCTACTAATCTATTAGTCCATGTAATTGGTCTAAAGACAAAGGTATCAGTAGAACTATTGACTAATTCATGTGGCATTGTAGAAGCTGTCAAACCCGGAGACATACCATGTCCTAAGGTTTCTTCCCAATATCCTTCACCAGTACCACTACCAGCATTAGCTACAAACTTAGCGTAGTAATCATCTGCACCTGTAGCAGCTGTATTAACTATCTGAACTACTCTATCATGTTTAGATTCTGTAGGTAATTCAGCTATTGTATTAACTGTATCTTGGTAACTACTTAATTGTTGACCGTCAATACCAGCGTCTGTTGTTATTGTAAAGTCAGCAGAATGAGTTAACTCAAGTGAACCGTTTAATTTAGTGACACTTAAACCAGATATACTTAATCCATTTAAAGCACTTTCTAATCCAGTTAATATCTCAGAAGCTGTAGCTGATGAATCACTTGTAAACGTAGCAGTTTGTGTACTACCACCTGTTGTTATATATACTTTATAAGCTGAACTATTATCAACACCAAGTAATCTAATTGTAGCTTGACGTTTAGAATCGAAAGTAGCACCTGTTTGTACACCTACTGTTTTAGTTTTATTAGTAATAATAGATGTATCTTGTACAGTTAAGATATGGTAATCATTTTTAACTACACTATTAAGATATGCTTGGGAGCTACTAGGATAAGTTACAGCTGCCTTTGCTTTTGTTTCAGCATTCCAAATATGTATCTTAGCATTGTTAGCTGTGCCATTACCTACAATACATCCTATATATTTTTCATCATTATCACGGTGGATGTAAAACCATTTACCTGTATCTAAATCAGTAGCATCAAAGTCGGAACCATCAGTACCAGCTTCGTCACCACCTCCATCTTTAAGAGTGGTTATAAATTTAAGTCCCGGTCTTTTCTGTAGACCAAATGTAGGATCAGGGTAAGCATTAAGAGCTTCACGAACTTGACCCGGAAACTTCTTATCATCTGGTTGCTTAGATACCCCACCTAAATAATTCGGGACACGTTGTGTAACACTTGCCATTAGCGTTGTAAAGCTGTATAAGGTTTATAGCTGGTATAACTTCTCTTTCCGTGGGGGTGTCCAAAGATAGTATAGTCACCTTGGTTGCATTCGTACTCTAGTGCGTTAGCTCTAGCCAATGCTTCTCTCTGTTGTAATGTCTGGATCAAAGCTGGGTCTCCTACAATACGTTGTGCTGTAATTGTAGCAGCTTTAGCTGTAATATAGTTCTGTATTGGTTGAGGTAGATCTACCCAATCAAAGAACCATGTTACATCCACTTCCCATGTATCATTAGCAACAGTACCTAACTCATATTTATGATTATATCTATCATATAATTTAACTTTATCATCTTGAGGATCTCTTCTCCTCACAACATCTATATCACCTTTATATGATTCAGAAAAATCTATCTGTAACATATTGTTTGGGATCTCGTATTGCTTATTATTATCTGTAGTTATTTCATATTCAAATTCTTGGTTGAAAGTCCAACCTTCTCCTTGTACTTCTTTTGATACCTCTAACAACGTATCGTATGCAATCGCAACGTCTGGGTTGGTTTGATCAAGTGTTGTTACAGGAGCCTGACCTACTGATGCAAGTATTTGATTAACAGCAGGTAATTCTTTTGTAGCATTAGTGGTAGGTATAGGCATAATAATTTTTATGAATAAAAAAAAGGGAGCCGAAGCTCCCCATGTTTATCTGGATACTGTTGGAGTATCGCACTCTACGCCTGTATAAGCGAAGCGTAGGTTTTTAGTTTCAGACTTTACATCTGATCTTGAGAAACTACCACCTTCAGTCTGTGCTACAGAAGCACGTAAGGCTGTGGTAGTAGAGGTTGCACCAGAAACACCATTGTTTCCAGCGGCTGTTGCAGCATTAGCCATAATTAAAATTTATATTAAGCTTCTCCTCTAGCAGTTAGACCATCCGATTGGACTTGTCTACCATACTCTAAAGGTGTTAACGCATTAGTTGTAGTAGAACCTACTCCACCACTAATACCATTAGAAGCGGAGATAGTTCTAGTCTTTGAAACTCCCGGTGTAACTGACATAGTTTACCTCAAGCAGTTTGGATTTCAATAGCAGCAGCAGGGTCTTCCCTCTCCTTC